CCTACGCCAATACCAACATTATTATTAGCCGTAGTATTAGCATCTAAAGTATAAGCTCCGATTGCTGTATTAGAAGCTCCAGTTGAGTTTGCTGCTAAAGCAAGATAACCCAGTGCTGTATTATTATTAGCAGTACTATTAGCATTTAAAGCTTGAACTCCAATAGCAACGTTATAATCACCAGTTGAGTTTGTTTGTAGTGCGTCTTTACCAACGGCAACATTTGCAAAACCCTCAGTATTTTGACCTAAAGCATCTTTACCAATACCTACATTGTTATAGCCTGTAGTATTAGCATCTAAAGCGTTTGCACCTACAGCTACGTTTGAATATCCAGTTGTGTTTGCTCTTAGTCCATCTTTTCCGCAAGCAGTATTACTATCTGCTGTAGTGTTTGATAGTAAGGCTTTGTGACCTATGGCTGTATTGGCTGCACCTGTAGTATTTGCTTTTAAAGCTTGATTTCCTGCGGCTAGATTGCTTGCTCCTGTAGTATTTTGCTGCATTGATGAAGTGCCTAGAGCAGTATTTTCTGCACCTGTTGTATTTGCACCCAAAGCACCTAAACCAAAAGCTGCTCCTCCACTAGCAGTAGTATTAGCATCTAAAGCGTTTGCACCTACAGCAGTGTTTTCTGTTCCAGTTGTATTTAATTTAAGTGCATCTTTTCCAATTCCAGTGTTATCACTTGCTGTTGTATTTTTTTGTAAGGCATTGACTCCTATTCCTGTATTGTTACTACCTGTAGTGCAATCATCTAAAGCTTCAGAACCAAATGCAGAATTGCTACTTCCAGTGGTTAAAGTATCTAAAGCTTCACCACCTACAGCAGTATTAGATTGTCCAGAAGTTAACTCGGTTAATGTATTTATTCCAACTGCTACATTATATTGACCAGTAACAGCAGCATCTAAAGCATTTACTCCAAGAACAGTATTATTTGAAACAGAGTTTGCTCCTTTACCTATATTTACTGAGTTTATAGTTCCATCAGCAGCAAAAGCTGGCCCACCAGCAAGCGTAAATAAATTTATATGAGCATTGTTTGAAGTATTTCTAAGCTGCATAATACTTGTCGAAGTATTAGCAAAAAATTGACTTGCAAAGTTTGTAGATGGTGCGGATGAACCAGAATTGTTTGAAGATATTGCTAGTAATGCGTTATTAATATCAGCCCTGACATTTGCTCCAGTGGAGTTAGCTATATCATAATCGTGTTGAGCCATTACCTAATCCAATTTTTTATTTAAGTATATCCTACTTTAAAATTAACTACCACGCCCGAATCCCGTTGCAGCATATTTGAAATTTCTATTAACATGACTTGATCCATTCTTCACATCTATGTCAAATCCTGTTGAGGATATGTTTGATAAGGCAAAGAAATCTCCTGACTGTCCATTTTCTATAGTTATTCCTATTGATGGTAAAACAGTGTTATCAGCAACGCCTGTTCCTGTAGAACCTGTGAAGAAACTATTTGTAAAAGTAACAGATTTGGTAGAAGTGCCTGATGCAATCAAACCATTTGTAGCCCCTGCATTACCAATACTTGTTTCTGTTCTGCTTTCTAATTCTGCTGTATATCCTAATTGATCTATTTCTATCGATTGTGCTGGGTCATCTGAATCCATTTCACATCTGAATTTAAATCCTCTGGCAACATAAGTTCCATTTACAAAAGGATTAAATTGTGAAAAGTTTGCTCCATAGGTGCAAGATGTTCCAGCAGATATTGTCGCACTTGTAGCAGAAGTCACTGTGAATGTTGAAGAACTAGGAACAGAAACAATTTGATAATTACCATCTGTTGCACCACCAGCAGCAAAATCTATAACAACAAAATCACCCACAGAATACCCATGAGAACTTTTTGTAATTGTAATTGTTGTTCCGCTTTGTCCGTAGGTAGCGGAAACTGAAGTGTCAGGGTCAATATCAGTTGTGGCAACTAATAACGATGCGCCGACATTAAATGCAGTGGCAGCATCAAAATCAGTCCATGTATCTATATTTCCTGTTCTCCTATCGATTAAATCATTTGGATAGAAACCCTGTGTTACAAAATGTCTGCGTAATCTTAATGGTTGCTTACCACCTAAATCTAAAGTATTTGCAAATTCATAAGATCCTCCTGTTATATCAACAGCCCCAATAAAATCAAAATCTGCAATACTGTCAAAATCTGGTTCATCATCCAGTGTTACAAGTGAACCAAGAACAAGGCCATTAACATCATCTGAAAAAAAACAATCTACTTTTGTACCACCAAAAGGTGGTGAATCTGTATCTTCTCTATCTTCTAAGACAGTAAGTTTTGGAAAAGCGTTAGGTACTGTTTGAATCATAGTGACAGAAGCATCACCAGAACTTAAGCGGCCTCCATCATCTTTAAATTTCAAGTGATATGTGCCATTTACAATATTCGGTACAATTGACTCGCTGACGTTTCCAGAAAGTGCGGGCAAAACGTCAACAGAATTAGTAAAAGTTGAGCCAGTTGTAAGGTTAGAACTACGAATTACGACATTTCCACCATGTATTACATCAACATCTGTTGATTGGTCAAAACGTAGTCGTATAAATTGATCTGACAATGGTTCTATCCGTAAGTTTTGTACATCTGCTGGTAATGCTGTTTTACCAACTGTCGTAAATGTTGTCTCTGCTGGATTAGTGCTGGCATTTCCTAAAGCGTTGTAACTAAATACTCTTACTTCATAAGTCCCAAGTAAAGTTTCAAAAATAGTAAAATCAGATCTTGTAACTCTTTCAGAAATAAAGTTTTCATTTTGAAATCTATATTGAATTAAATATTCTGTAACACCAGAAACAGGTTGCCACTGAATAAACAACTTAGAAACAGCACGATTATTCAAAGCAACAATTTGTTCAGTACCTTGCAAGTTGCTTGGAGGTGGTTTAAGTGCTGTTAAATTTGTGATACTTCTTGTTGCTAAAGCTTCCCCATCTTCTACACTTGCATATTTTGTGGGATTATGAGCAACGGCAGTGATTTGATATGCAAGCTGGTCAACTTCTGTAACGCCAATAACTCTGAAGATTTGAAGTTGAATAGTTGTATTTTCTATTACCCAGACGCTGTTTGATGGTGGTATTGATGAAAAAGCAGAAGATACTGTAATTGTTGTACCAGTAATATCATCTATTGTTTTTGTTTCAAGAGTGCCATCTGCAAGTATTACCGATAATGTTGCAGAATCTGTTTTTGCTAAATCTGTATTATTTTCATCATCTACAACGATCTGTGTTGTAGATACTCCTGTTTTTATACGACCGCCTCTTCTAAGCCCTGCCCTCAATGGATCTGCAATATTTATCACTGCTCCAGGTCTTACCAGAGTACCTGATTCAAGAGTAGTGGTGAAGTTTACAATCTCAGCTTCATTAGATTGTGTGTAGAGAAACCATTTTCCAAGACGAGAAGCTTGACCTCTTGATATGGTGGCAAAACCTCTTAAATTTTTTGTAACAACTCCATACTTTGCCTGTAATGCAGTATCTTCGACAGTTTCATATTCAATCTCTGTTGTATCATTATCAAAATAGGCAACATTTACAACAGTTGCTTTTGAATTTTTTGCTGAGTTACTATATGTAAACCCCTGTTCTGTAACATTTGACAGGTTAAACAGATAACTTGGATCTGTTGGTCTATCTTGTGTAATTGATATTGTGCCAGCTGAATAAAAAGGCATCACACGCATTACAGAACATAAATCATTGATGAGATTGTATGCTTGTTTTTGATTTTGAATTACTACATTGCAGCTAAATCTTGGTTCTGTTCCTCCAAATCCATCATCAACCTGTTCTCCGCAATAAACAGAAGCGGAATAAAAACTGAACACATCTAACTGTGTTGTATCAATCTGATCACCAAAACCTTTTGATGTTGTTAACAAGTCATATAAGATCCAAGCTGGATCATTTGTCCATGCTTTGTCAGTTTTGAACGTACCATTGAAAGTACCCGAGTATGATAATGAACCATCAGATCTTACTGTCGCATTATGTGGAATTTTAATTTTTGTTCCGCGAACTTTATACATCCTTCTTGGCTGTGATGGGAAAGATTCAGCATCAAATCGCAGAGCTACAAGAGCAGAATTTGGATAACTTTTAGTGTCAAAAATTTGTTCTGTAAAAGATGACCAACTCATTGAGTTTTGTAAAGTACCCTCTGTACTGTCATCGGTATCTCTGCTGACTCTGATAGTTACAGGAAAAGAAGTGCTGGAAGAAAAAGTAATTTGATAGTCACGAAAATAAGTACTTGCAGTTCTTCCTCTTACTGTGTCTTGTATAACAGTTGTGGTTGTACCATCATTTTCTATTGTCTTAATATTAAGAGCTACCTCTGCACCATTAATGTCTCCATTATCTTCAAATTTTTGTAAAGCTGGAAAACCTATAGTAACTCTTATGGCATCAATACTTGAATTTGTTACAGATCTACTTACAGGACTTGATTTTGTAACAACAACACCTACAGCTGTCTCAGACTCACTACCTATAATGCCTTCCACTGCTGTTTGATCTGAAGTTCCAAATCTAGGCTCAAAACCAATATTAGGGAAATTAAAATCTGTTTCTGCTGGACTTGTATTGCTTGCTGAAGATTGCAAGACCTGAGTTCCATTAAGAAATACATCTTTTAAAGCTGCATTGTTATACGCAGTCGTTCCTCTTGTAAGACCAGCAGCACTTGGAAAACCCTCAATCTCACCTTCTCCCAATAATTCTACAAGTGTTTGAAACTGTTTAGATTGAAGCACATCACTTGGCAAACCAGCATTAAAAACTCCTGCTTCTATCAGCCTTCTTCTATGAAATTCTGCAATATTTCCAATAGGCATTAATTTTCACCCTCTCCTTGAATCGTATCAATTCCAGAACTTATTACAACTGAACCTGTAAAAACCTCTCCATATATGATCGGAACGCAAACACCACTGACACTAACGTTCTGGATGCCCGAAAATGAATATGAATTAGCTATTTGTGGATCAAGTGAACCATCTGACTCTGAAGCGCCCACACCACCAGAATCAAACGGCGCAGGGGTCGGTGCTAATAAAGAGGTGATCCCACCTATTGCCAGATCCGTAGCAACAGCTGTTGCAATACTACCAACCACTGGGATGGCAGAAACGGCAGTGGCAGCAGCAACCGCAGCACCAGCAACTGTAGTGACAGCCCCGACCGCAGCAGAGGCAACGGCAGCACCAGTACTGAATAAAGATCCCACAAAAGGCACGACAGGCCCAGATCCTGTTGCGATGGGTATGATCTGAATATCACCTTTTCCGCTCATAGATAAAAAATCCAAAGGGACATCCATATTGTTCATCTTTACTTTGTAATATTGCTGACTCATATGTGCCTCTACTTCTGGAAAATTACACATCAAAAAACGGATAGCCTCTGCTGGACTTGATACAGCAGCCTCAAAATAGGATGAACCAAGGAATTTTCTTAATCTTCCATATACTTTTATCGTTTTAAGCTGCATACCTGTAAACCCCTCTAAGTGCTTGCTGATAACCTAAATCAAAAGGCTCTCGGCAACTTAATCTTCTTATATTATGATTCAAAATCATATTATCACCAATATAAACAGCAACATGATCTAAATTACCTGTAGTTGATTGAAATAATAAAACATCACCAACTTGTATATCATCATGTGTAGATTGTTTTTGAAATCCTGTAATCGGCAAGCCTTTTTCAAATAATGGATTCTCAATAAAATCTTTTATTTTTTTTGGTCTATCCCAAATTTTTAAATCAATATTTTTTGTTTCTTTGTACCAATCATGGATTATTGACCAGCAATCATAGACACCCCAGATAAAACTTCTTCCGATAAGTGATGGTGCTTTCCAGCCAGTAGGTTCAAAAGAACACCATTCTTTCATTCTTACGCTGTAGATATGTGAAGGTAAATCTAAATATTCACAACTTGCTTTGTCATTATCAGAAGGTTGTGGTGGCTCATAAGGATGAGAATGAACAATACCAATTATTTCTCCTGTATCTTCACATTCTGCCCAATCGTCAGGGTCGATAATAAAATATTCAAATCCAGACTCTGCAATATTTTTACAGGGCCAATATGTTTCTTTTCCTTTAATTATTGCTAACAAACCACAAGATTCTTGTGGCATACATTCTTCAGCGTGTTTTACAGCATCAGTTTTCCAAGTCATTGTTAAATAAATGAACCGACAGATGGAAAGTCTTTTTTTGTTACTTGACGTTTTGGCGCACGGACTCCCTGTAAATCAAGTGCTGATACAAGTTCAAATTGTACGATTTCCCTAGTTTCAATAATTTTTCTATTTATAAAATAAATTTCCTGTGGTAGTTCTGCTGTACTATCTGGTGTGCCGAAAGGATTTTGATTTGAAGGAAAGTTGGCAGCATCTAAAAACTGACTGAGAGTGCGTATGCGTACAAATTTTGCACCCTGTAAATCGTTGAAAGGTGTTGTGGCATTTACTGTTGCCATCAATGCTGTGATAGTTCCAAGTACATTTGAAACTGTTATTGTTGGTCTTGGAAGTGACCCACGCCCAGAATATTCAAACCCTTCAGCTTGTATTGGAAACCTATCATAAGTATTACCCTGCCATATTATTGAGGCATTGCTATTCATACCAACCCCCGAATGAAACCTAGTGACATCTGTAGAACCATGTAATGCAGATACCAACGTCAATGTATAAAGTTCAATGACAGATTTGTTTGTTAATGCTTGTAATTCTGCTGTAGGTAATCCCATTTACGGTTCAAATACCTCCCTGAAAGTGCAGTTTAATATTGCTCTGTTGTTATATGGTATGGTTTTTGTCCATGATTGACAGACAAATTTTCCAGCCCCTGATAATGTGACTGATACATTACCACTGTTTGTGGCAGAAGAAGCTGCCGTTACCGTGAATGTATTGTCATCAGCAGTTGTGGCAATTGCAAAGTCACCATCGGTTGCAGAACCAGAAGTGTAGTCAATGGTTACGACATCACCGATAGCAAGACCATGATTTGTAATAGTTATGGTGACAGTAGTTCCACTTTGACTATATGTACCTGTTTTTGTGAAGCCCTCGCCCGGAGGTGTAAAGGTAAAACTTGCCTGATCATTTACGCGACTTCGCAAAAATCCTTCTATGACATCAGATTGCGTTTCTGAAACATTGAAAGTAAGATCATATATTTTTGGATCTTGAGTAAGTGGAAGGCCAAATAATGCTCTGAACTCATAGCCATCACCAAGTCTTGTTGATCTGATTCTTGGTGCGCTTGTTTTTCTCATCCCATAAGTGGGTTGAATAGAAGGAAAAGTTGCCATTTATCTAGTTAATAAACCTCCAGGTCTTTTTTCTTTTATCAGTTGCGCTTGTACGGCAGCCCCTATCGCTGCCCCTAATGCCTGTGCATCAGTGCTACTGCCAGCCACAGAAGAACCCGAAGCATCTACATTTACTGTAACCATGTTTGTTGTATTATCACCTCCACCAATATTTGTGCTTGGTAATATCGTTCCCGATGTTCGAGGAACAAAAAGTTCTGGTTGACGCTCTCCAACAATATAAGGCTGTCCAGCTTTTACAGGCCCACCATTCGCTCTGAATAGTCCACCTAAAATACCACCCAAGAAACCACCAAGACCTTTTCTTTTACCACCAGAAGCAGAAGCTCCAAAGTTCTCACCAAAATTACCAAGAATTTTATCAATCTGTGCATCAATAATTTTATCTCTGATTCTGTTCAATACATTAGTCATTGCCTGTCCAAATGATTGTGCGCCTGTAATTGCATCTCTTAAATTACCTTTGATACTTGTTTCAATCTCTTCACCCACTGCCGTCATTTTTTCTTTTAACTTTGCTGCTGCCTCTTGATTTTTCTTTTGAAGCTCCTCTTGTTCCTGTAATTTTTTATTCTGTTTTTCTATCTCATTTGTTTTATCTATTTCTGTAAGCAATCTTTTTTGAACTAGATCATAGTTTTTGTTTAGTTCTGCAAGCTGTCTTTTTAATGATGCTTCTGCTCTTTTGTTATTGTTTTCTTGTGCTGTTCCTAATCTCTGTAAAAGTTTTTGTCTTGTAATAAATAGTCTATTTAATTCACTTTTTAATGCTGCCTTATCTCCTTCCTTTAATGCTTCTGTAAATTTTTTCTGTTCAGAAGTAACTTTTATTAAAGCAGTTACAACACCACCGATAGCTGTTGCTACTGCAACAAATGGAAACGCATTTAGAACTATAGTGAGCGCTCCTCCCGCTGCCGCAACTTTAATCAACCCTGCTGTTAAAATTGGCAGAAGTACAGCAACACCTTTAGCTGCAAATGCTATCGCTGCAAATATCGCAGCAGTTTTGGCAATCGGTGAATTAACAAACTCAACAGCTGATTTTGTGAGTTCCGTTAATGCTTTTATCACAGGCAAAATGGCTGGGGTAAGTTGTTCTCCCACTGCTCTTGATAAGTTTTCAGCTTCATTACTTAAATTTTTAAATACCTGTGTCGGGTCATTTTCCAAGATTGCCTTCAAATCCTCGCCACCCTGTGTGCCTAATTTTCTCAATGCCCTGATCACCACATCACTTGTCAACTTACCTTGAGCAGCAAGTTCTTTTAATTTACCTACATCTACATCCAGCTCATCTGCCAATGGTTTAAGAATCAATGGTATCTGCTCTGATACGCTTCTAAATTCATCTCCAGCCAACCTACCAGAACCAAGAGCCTGTGCCAGCTGCCTAAAGGCATTAGAGGCTTCCTGTGCATTTGCACCGCCTAATTTTGCAGCAGTGTTAAATCCGATGAAAGTTGTTCTAATATCTTCCAAGCTAACTCCTAATGGTTTTAGTCTTGCTGTAATATTTGTGACACCCTCAAGAGCTTCTGTTGCGCTAAGACCAAATAATTTCTGGCCGTCAGTTGCAATCTTTTGAGCAGCAGAAAAATCTCCTGTTGCTTTTGTAAGTAGTCCTAAACGTAAATTTAATTTATCAAAATTAATTGATGTTCTTACTGCCTGTCTTGCTAATAATGAAATCCCAACACCACCAATCGCTGCCTTCAACCCACCAAAAGATCTTTGTAGCGCATTGGTTCTATTTTGTACACCCTGCAAGGCTCTTGTTGCACCACTGGCATCAACTCTTAAGGTAACAACTGACTCTGCCACAAATAAAAAAAGCCTTTATTATATATTACCTTGAATTGCGTTTTTGTCGTTGCAAAGCTCTCTTTTCTTCTTCACGTTTGTTTTCATAATATGCAGCCCAATATATTAACTCTTCCTCAGAAATAGAGTTTCTTAATTCATTTACTGTTTTACCTAGTTCTGTTGCGAGAAAAAATTCAAAGTTAAGCCAACTATCTCGCCTTATTCGTTTTTTGCTGTATCAATATCAAGTTCAATATCAAACAAAAATAATTCAAGATCATTTAATACCTTTTCAGGAAGTGATCTCTGTAGAATCGGTGCATCTGACATATCAAAAGCTGGTGTGCCGTCTTCTTTTTGTGCCATTTTACAAAGCAACTGCGTTGAAACAGTAAGTGCCTCATCAGTGCCAGCTAACTGCTGTGCTTTTTGCCTGTCAAATCTTGTTATTGGTGGAAAATATAAAGTTCTTAAAACCTTGCCTGATGGATCTTTCAGTTCATATTTACGTCTTGCGGTCATCTCATCTTTATAAGCACCGATGAGGAGGTCTGCTGTTCTTTGATTTGTCATAAAATTTGGGGTTGATTAATTAGTTAGTTAGATTGCTGAAGTTATAGTTCCAGTTGGTTTGAATGTGATGCTGATTGTATTTGCTTCACCGAGAGTGGAACTTTGATCGAAACTGGTGATGATTCCATTGAATGATATTTTTTTTGTGGCACTTGAACTATCGGGGAAAAGTTCAAAAGATGCTGTTCCAAGATCACCAGTTGTCAAAACACCATCAACAAAAGTTGCTGTCTCACCAGAAGCTGAATCATCATAAAGAAGTTCCGCTGTTCCCTCACCCTCAATAAGACCACCGACAAACGCCTTGAAAGTATCACCTTGGGCAGTAATTTCTTGAATGTCTTTAGTGATAGACATTGACCAACTTGTAGTTCCTAATACAGGGTTTACTGAAGAGCCATCATCATCAAATTTGACTTGCCCAACATCACCTTTAACCTTTGCCATAACAAATAAAAGAAAGATTTATAAATATATTAACCTTTTTCTGACTTTTTTACAGCCTTTTTATTTGCTTGTTGTTTTTCCATATATCTTCTGCATTGATTATCCCAATACTGTGGCTCTCTTCTGCCTTTTACAGCCTCGATAACATCAAGCATTTCTTCTGTGATTTCCATTTACAGATCCTCATAAACATTAAAAGTAATTCTAATCTGTGTTTGAAACTTACCTTCTGGACTTGATGCAAATACTTCAGGCCCGACAGGAGAATCAAAAATTACATTAGATACTGTCACTCTATTGTATAAGTCTCTCAATCTCTTGCAAATGGTGTAGTTAGACCCTGCCCCAATACCTTCTTCTGTAAATATGTTAAGAACAACAAGACCGACAACATTATTTGTTGCTGCGCTTGTATCTCCCTGCGTCAGATATTCATTTGCACCGAAACTTGTAAGACATTGAACAAAAGTATCTTCTGTTGTCGAATCAAATGCCATATTATTGAATATGACAGGAATAACTGGACTTGATGCTAGTTCAGTTGCAAGTCTCGCCTCAATTGTGGATCTGACGGTATTAAGATCTGTTGCTGCCATTATTTTTTCCTCACTATTCTTGCAAGCTGTCTAGGAATATAATTTGTTGTAAGTTCTTTTGCAATAAGTTCTGGAAATCCAGGCACTGTTCCCTGTCTTGTTTTATATTGACCACCCCATGTTGGCGGTAAGTTAATACCAAAACAAACAGGTTCTGCATAAGGCAGATTGTTTGTAATTGTTCCTTTAAATTTTTGAATTTTTGTCTGCCATGCAGCCCTTAGATCACCACCTTTGTGCTTTAATATTGATTGTTTGAAAAATTCTGGAAGAGCATCAAGTTCTGATTGTGTGTAATTATCGGAAGAAAAAACAGGTGTTGCTTTTTTTACTTTAGCTGTCCAGTTGAGAGTAGTTGCAGCGACAAGATCAACCACCACTTCTTTCATTACATCATCAATCTGATTTAATTTTATCTGTCTGACCATAATTACCTCAAGATAAGATCAAAACTTATAGCTGTATTATTCTGCTCGTTTGTTATTACCTGAATAATTTTAAATTCAACACTGCTTATAACAACCCTGTCCTTTGTGGTCGGTACAAAGGTCAAATCCCCTGCTGATATTGTTAACCTTTTGTCCTGAGATTCAATCAGATCATTTACCTCAGATCTATTTACATTTGTTAACGCACCTTTGACGGTTGTATCAGATGTGGATTCTGTAATAGCTCCAGTGGTTGTGTTATAACTGCCAGCAGTTACCTGTCTGATAGTTACATCACCTCCAAGTTTACTAAGAGTTTTTGATGCTGCCTTTTTTAGTGCGTTGGCAAGACTCATAATGAATAAGCTATGACCTGACCACTTGCAAGAGTGATACTTGTGATTACACCTTCAATCTCTGAAGATGATTTCATTTCAATTCCGTTAATTGTTGAAGAACCATTTTCTGTTAAGTTCTCAGCAACTAAAGTCACCTCTGCATTTGATAAACAATGCACTTTACCGAATCTGCCAGTATGGGCATTTGTATCTGTAATAATTATCCCTGCTGGATATTGGTAGCCGTAGCCCATTTTTAAGACCTCTTGATTGATAAGTTTGCTCTTCCACCTATTCTAATACCCATCAGGTAATGATCAACTATCGGTGGGATTCGATCAATACCAACAGCCCCATAAAATCTAGGGGTTGCATTTATATTACCGATACTAACCGTTGCAAAATCTTCCAGACCACTCAACTCCAAACCGTTCCTGTTGTTGTTGAGATATACCGCTAAAATGACCTGTGCATTTTTTACTCGATCTGGGATCTCAGTATCAGTGTAATAATCAGCAACTAATCTGTTTGGAAAAGATAAGCCATAAAGATTGGTGTATGTGTCAGGTTTTCTTACTCCAGATCTTGGCCATTCTAGTGCTTGGGTATCATCTACCCTAGCCCCTAAAAACTTTTCACGATCAATTCTTTGGGCAGCTGTAAAAAGCGCACGGTTTTTATTGTCGTTGCTTGAACCATCCCATGCAGCAGCGTCATCACTGAGGACTAAACCCTCAATAAATGAGTTTGCATCATCAAGTGTTATATAGGTGTTTGCGTTAGCACCACCAACAGTTGCATCAAGTGTTATCGCCATTTAGTTTTACCTTCTTGGGCTTTGGTTTTGGTTTTGGCTTTTCAAGAGTGGGAGTCAATGAAGCTGCCTTTTGAGCAGCCTCATTCCTCACTCTCATTCGCCTAAAAGCGAACATTCCCATTTAGCTAGATGCTCCCTTTAGAGCAACATAGTTAATAACGATAGCTTCACTTAGAGATCCACCTGATACGTTAGAAACTGTGATCTTGAATGATCCAGCTGCAATACCGTTAGCACTTACGATGTAAGCACCAGCGGTTCCAGCGGAACCATGACAAGCAACGACAACGTCTGTTGCAGCGACTTTGCTGTTAGTAACTGTAAAAGATACTTCAGCAGCGTCAGCTAATGCAGCGTTATTCATTGTTATCTGTCCACTCTCAGTGTTGAGAGTTACACCTGTTGATTTGTTAGTAGCCTGAGTTACAGTACCACCGTCTGTTGGGCCGATTAAACTACCAGCACCAATTTCAAAAATAGAAGCCATGATTTAAAATCCTAGTTATAGCAAGGGTTTTCGGTTAATCCATATTGGATACGTTGGTCGCCCTGACGATTCCTATATTTTTAGTCTCATAAACTTTCGACCATGAAGCAACAGTTTCCAACACAGTTCTTGTTGGGTTTACTGTTGAAACAGCGTATTTAAGACCTACAGGATGATAGATGTAGTGGAGATCCACAGCCATTGCTTCTTCTAAAGCAAGGATGTCTCTATCTGTTTGTGTTCTGATTGGAGCCTGCTCACCTGTGACAACTGCTCCTTCTGTAAAAAAGAACGTACTGAATTCCGTAGAAGCACCAGAACCTGTTGTTGGAACATCATCCGAAACAATAATTCTAAGACCTCCAAATGTTTCAACAACATTAGGGCCATCAAATGCTCTGACTGTGCTACCACCTGTCGCTCCTGTGTCGGGTGCGCCTGTGTTGTCGTAGATGCGATCAATCATATTTCGCTCTAACAAATCTCCATAGACGTTGGAGTGCATCGCAACTGTTGTTAGTTTTGATCCTTGATCTCCAAGTAAAGATTTTGCCTTTGCAATATGACGAGGACTTAATGTTGTTGGAGTATCACCTGATTCTGAATCAATTGTTAAATCAAACAAAGCAGAGTTGCTGTCGTTTGCATTGATTGAACCAAATGCACCAGTTAGACAGGAGAATAAGTCCTTCTGTTTCTGGTTGTTAACATAAGCAGCCATCTTCTGAGCGATAGCAGCCATTGGATCTGGGCCACCACCAACTGCAAGTGCGGCTAAATCTCGTGAACTGAATGCTCGTCCACGATGTAGCACGGCTGCAATCTGGTTGTCAGCTGTGATCTTTCCAGGTGTTAATGATAATGAATCTGTGAGAACTTCAAAGTCTCCAGATAGGTTTGCTTTGTAGAACACTTTTGTTATCCCGAAAGCTCTTTATCTTTCGGTTCTACATCTTTGCCATTGATGTAGGTCGGACTATATCTTCAACCCAGAGGGTTG